AGATTATGCCATATAAAAAAGGTTCTCAGCAATACGTTTCTGAGAACCTTAAGAAAGGAGATAATATTAGGTTATATACCTAATCAATCTTCTGCCAAGCGTTGAAAGTACGAAAGCGCATCGTCTTCATCTTCATCAGAAGAATTGATAGTAGGCAGTGAAGGAGACTTAGAGCGAGCATAAGATTGCTCCAGTTCTTCTACCACACGATCCTGAGCGGTAGGAGTTTGTGTATACTCCTCCAAATCGTCTTCCTGTTCAACTACAGCACGAGAGCGAGTAGGAGTCTGAAGACCAAGAACAGCATTCAGACGTGCATCAAGTTCTTCATAGGACTTGAATTGATCAGGAGCAATTACTGCTGCCAGAGAATACTCTTTCTTCCAGATGGCTTCCAGAGCATCGTCATCATCCAGTAGTGGTTCAACAGAACCAAATTCTGACTTGTCGTAGTTCCAATACCCATCTTTCTTTACGATTTTGAGTTTGAAATTAGCACCCTGCCAGAAGTCAAAAGGATTAATAGGAGTTTCATCTTCAAACTCAGGTTGCATTGCTTCCATGATCTTATCAAAGATCTTCTTACCATATTTGAAGAGGAAGACTTTACCTTCGTTTTGTGGATTTGTAGGATCTTTTACAACGTAGATATTGCTGTAATAAGACAGTTTACGCTTTTGCTTGCGAACAGTTTCTTTATCCTTATCGCTACCACTGTTCCACAGTTTGCGATTGTGTTCGGATACAGGATCTTTCTGACCCATAGTGGTCAGAGAGTTTTCAATATACCAACCACCAGGACCTTGAAAACCGTGAGAATACATCTTTGCCCAAGGAACATCTTCTCCTTCGGGAGCGGGCAAGAAACGAATAACAGCAAAACCGTTTCCAGTTTTATCCATCTCAGGTTTCCAGAGACGCTCATCAGCGCCACCAGAAGTGTTGCTCATCTTCTCAACTTCCTTTACAAGTTTGGAAGTGAGAGAACCAAGTTTAGATTGCTTTTTAAGATCTGAAAAAGACATTAGATTACCTCGGATTAATTAAGATTTGGCTTTTGTGTACCTCGTTATTCTACAGGTCTGAACCTGTTTTGTCAATCTGCTGCTTCATCACCTCAAGCATCTGAGACATGTTATTGAGAATGATATTCATGTCAGTGCCAGGAGGCATTCCCATCATGATAGCAGATTGCATAATGCGTTCTTTCATTTCAATTGCTTCTGGATCATCCGACAAACTCACTCTTGTATAAAGAACTTTTTGTTTATCAAGAAGTTTTTCCAAAAGTTCTACATGTTGAAGTTTCTGTTCTTTTGACATCGCAGGAAACTTAAAGACATTTGAATAAACATCTTCTTGCAATTCTGCAATCTCGGTCATCTCTGCACGGACAACCTCAGAATTAAAGAAACTCATGAATCCTCCAGAACAATCTCTTTCAAGATTTTACGAAAACGAAATACATCAATATTTAGAAAAGGATTATATTTTTTAATCCTACGACTGACGGTTTGCCACACCGGGTCTTGAAGTTTCTTATCAAACTTATTCCCGAACAGGAAAATTCTATCGTAGATGACTAGTGTTTCTAAGCTAATTTTACCATTCAGGAATTTTTTAAGAAGAATAGGATGTCCTTTAGAACACTTAAAGACATCCTCAAATTTATTTTCTTCAAAGAGACTTTGTGATTCTTCTTTGAAGATATAGGAAAGTGATTGAATTTTCTTTTGCCAGTTTTGATATCTTGTTTCTCCTTCTTTGATCATTTCACCAATCCAAAGAGTCTCTGGATCATTACAAGATACGAAGTTAGAAACAAAAAAATCTATAACTTCTTGATCAGTCTTTTGTCTTGCGACCTTTTCAAACCACATTCGATCTTTACGTTTGTAGAAAGATTGGAGTGTTGCGCGACTCTTTCCACAATATTTAAAATAGTCATAATTGTCCTTGGTGAAATGATTCTTCAAGGACAGATAAGTTTTATAAGAATCAAAGGGCATCATTTATCAAAGTGGTAGTTTCGCTCTGGAACTCCTCTTCAAAAAGTTAAGTTCCATTGCTTCATACTTAAGTTTTTCTTTCAATGGTTTGGAAATTAGTTTAGGAACTGATTCCAAATCAATATTGTTTTGTTCGCAGAAATGAATAATCGCGTCAATATAATTCATCTCCACATTTATTTGCACAAGATGTTCAATTTCTTGTGCAAATCGTGATGGACAGAAAAATTTACTTTCTAGTACTTTCTCTAATTCATTCTCCATCTGGCCTAGTATTGTGAGATACAAATTCTTTAATATAACGAACTAATAGTTTAATATAGTCTGATTTGTTTCTTTTGTCAAATACTTTGACCTCACCTCCAGGAGTGACCATTAGTGTAATCAATTTGACTGGAGGAATGTCAGTGAGTTCGTAATATGCAGCAGCATAAAACATCTCTTGAACAAAATAGTTTTCAATCCATTCCTCTGGTTTAATTTTTTCTGATGTCTTGAAATCAATGACTGCTAGTTCTCCTTCATACTCTGCAATACAGTCTACTCTTCCAGCGAGTCCAAGATACTCAGAGTAAAGTGTTCTTTCAATTGCATGAATATTATTTATCTTATCAAGATAAGGTTTAGCATGATGAAACATGAACTTTGTTAGTGGTTGATAATCATCCCAGTTCATTTCTTTGTTTTCAAGATAGTCCTGACAAACTTGGTGGAAATCAGTACCTCTTGCTGTTGCCTTTTTAGTAATACGATTTGCTTCTTCAAGTCCAACTCTCTTTCTCCACTTAACAAAGATCTCACGATTATAAAAAGAAGTCACCGATGTAATGGATGGCACCCATGCTCCACTTGGTAGGTTATAGAGACGGATGCCATTTTTTTCTTTTTTTTCTAACTCAAGATCACCTAGGTAATTATGATGAATAAATGTCATAGATTTAGTTCCGTCTTCGCAATGATATACTCTTTAACTAATCCTGAACGAACAATATCATCAATACCAAATTCAATTACATCAAAGGAAGGCATTACACGTAGAATTTTCATGAAGTCAATAATGCCATTCTTCTCATTGGTCTTAATTAGATCACTTTGAGTAGCATCACCGCAGAACATAATCTTACTATTTTCACCAACACGAGTAATGATAGAATCAAGTTCGTGGAAATTTAGGTTCTGGAATTCATCAACGATAATGATTGCATTGTCCAGAGTTGTACCACGAATAAAAGAAGTGCTCCAAAAACTAATTGTTCCTTGTAGTTTCAAATTACCATAGAGCATTTCAAAAGATGCATCATCTGGCATTTGGAACATATACTTTACCATATTCTTGTAAGGAATTTGATAAAGTGAGGACTTGTCTTCGTGATCACCAGGAAGAAATCCAATTTCACGAGTAGCAACAAGAGACCTAACGATATAGATTTTTTCGTAAGGACTTCTTTCATCTAAAACATCTTGAAGAGCATTGTAGAGTGTGATAAAGGTTTTACCTGTACCAGCAGCACCATAAGCAACAATATTTTTATGATCTTCGTATGCCGTGTAAAGTAGTTTTTGATTATCAGTGAGAGGATCAATGTCTCTCATTAAATCAGCACTGATTGGTTTCTTACGCTTCATTTGTTTAGCAGTAAGTCCAACACCAATTGGTTGATCGTTCGTTCTTTTTCTTGCCATATAAAATCAGATTGGTTTTACTTTTGAACCTGGTGCTTTTGAAGCTTTATGTAAGATTTGGTTCCACCCTGGATGAGACTTTTTCAGTCTATCATAGATTTCTCCAACTTCTCCAGAATTAGGACATGTTGAAGGATCACTCCAATCTCTATCCCATTCTGGATTATCTTTTTTCCACTGGTCCCAATCATGAACACTCATTGTAACTTCTTTTTGTTCACCAGTTTCTTTATTATAAACAGGATATGTTGCCAAATTGTTTCCTCCATTTTATATGAGAGTATTTATTCAATGGTAATGGATGGTGCATCATCGCACTCTACACAATCAATACATTCATCCATATCTGGATTTTCTTTAAGAAACTTTTGAAAATCTTCTTCCGATAATAAGACTTTAAATACATGTCTTGTAAGATGGTCTTTTACACACCAACTCTTCATAAAACCTCAGGGAGAAAGTCTTGCTTTATGAAGACGTTTCTCTTCATAATACTTCCAAACATGTGGAGCCCACTTCTCAAGTTGAGGTGCAATTTGTTCACAAAGTGCTTGAATTTCTAATTGAGCATCCATTTTTGCTCTCAAATCCAAAAGATGTAAAACTGAACGAAGATTAAAAGAAACTACAAAGTTTTGACGAATTGCCTGTGCAAGATAGTCACGAATATGTTCTTCACACATTCCTTTTTCATATTTTACTGCATAACGCTTACATCCTTCTACAATCCAGTTGAGTTCATCTACATAATCATCTTCTGTCCAATCATACTTTTTACCATAACGATTAGTATAAAATCCTGGTGGACGAACATAAAATACATGTTCTGGTTTTAGTTCTCCATTAGCAACCTTAATGACTCTTTTTCCAGTGTATCGTTGTGATTGAACATCAAAACTAACACCTACTCTATGAGTCCTTGCTTGCATTGCAACGTTGTGAACATACCCAGATACCGAAAAAGTAATTGAAGGATGTTCTAGAGGTCCCCAGTGTCCTTTCTCGTTGCTTAAAAGACGTTCAACAACCCACTCTCCACATTCACTTGGTTTAGGAATTTTTTGACTGTGAATTGGTGTTTCTGAATAGTCACATTTTCCTGCTTGATAAATTACTTGTTCCGGAAGTGGATAGCACTGAAGCATTACTACTTCAAGATTTTTATCCATCTCAAGAAGGTCTTTTGCTTTAATAGGTCTCACAGTCCGTCTCCATCATCATCGTTTGTAAGTTTGTATTTTTGATTTACTCTCATTAAATCTGCTAGTTCATCACTCTCATCATAGAACACCTCATCATAATCATCAATGTAAGGTGCTATTTCTTCATACCGAATCTCTGGTTTATATGCATCTACATCAGAATATACTTCTGACTTCAGACAATCAACAAGAGATTCAAGGTTTCTGATGATTAACTTAATCTTTTCTTTATCCATCTTGATTAAACCTCACAAAGGTAATTATAGTCAAAAAAAAGAGGAGTGTCAAGCACTCCTCGTAAATTATATTACTTACTCAAAAGTAAAATTTCAATATAAATCAAATATATAAATGCCACCGACGCACCTGTAATAGATGCAATCGTAGCAATCATTTTGCTGCTCCTGCATTTACTAACAGTGCTTGGTGACGACGTTGCTCTTTCTGCTTTTGCTCTTTAATGAGTTGAAGTACATTGAGT